TTATGCGTGCTCCTGCGAAATTGGCGATCGGGGTTTCGGTGGGATCGGCCGCCGATCGGGAGGGGATGACGGGGATGACATCACTACGACTGCAGCCGGTGAACGCCGCATTAGTGCAGGGAGAGATGCGCGCGGAGCTGGAGGCCTGGATCGAAGAGACGCGCGACACCGCGCGCCGCCTCCGCGTGTTCAGCCCCGAGATCGCGGCTACGATCGCGAACCTCGCCAATGACGTGGAGGCGGGGCTGCAGGCCTTCCCGCCGCCCGATCGCCCGTGAGAGGCCGCAAACCGATCCCCACCGCGATGAAAATCGCCCGCGGCAATCCCGGGCAGCGGCGCCTCCCGGCCGATGAGCCGCAGCCCGCGCCCGCGTTCGATCTGACGGTCCCGGACATCCTGCTGGACGATCCCGGCGCGCGCGCGGAGTGGGAACGCACCGCGCCGCGGCTCCAGCGCGTGGGCCTGCTCACGGAGGTGGATCTGGATGCGCTCACCCTCTACTGCGCCACGTTCGCGCGCTGGAAAGCGGCGGAGCGCGAGCTCCAGCAGCACGGCGTGATGGTCACGGTCGGCAAGAAAAAGAAGCCGACGCGCGTGTCGCCGTATCTCATGATTTCGATGAAAGCGCAGCAGCAATGCCGCGCCCTGTTGATGGAATTCGGGCTCACGCCGGTGAGCCGTTCGCGCGTGCATGTGCCGAAACCCGACACGGCGAACGCGCAGCGAGATCGCTTCTTTGGCCCTGTCGCCGTCTCTCGCGCGGGCGCGTAGGCGCACGGCCAGGCCGCGGGCGCCGCGGCGGGGCGGCTGGTGGGGCGCCGGCCCGCCGCCCACGCGGCGGTGGCCCGGCGTGACGATCGAGATCCCCGCCGTGCGGCGCGGCGGCCGCTGGGAGTCGCCCGACGGCGCGTACTACTACGACACGCTCGAGGCAGAGCGCGCCGTGGAGTTCTTCCCGCAGTACCTCACGCATCACATCGGGGAGTTTGCCGGCCGGCCGTTCGCGCTGCTCCCGTATCAGGCGCAGCTGCTCACGCGGCCGATCTTCGGCTGGAAACGCACCGCGGACGGGTTCCGCCGGTTCCGGAAGGTGTTCGCGTTTCTCCCGAAGGGCGCCGGGAAATCGCCCTGGGCCTCCGGCACGGGCCTGTATCTGATGCTCTGCGATCGCGAGCCCGCGGCGGAAATCTACGCCCTGGCCGCGGATAAAAATCAAGCGCGCGTGGTGCACACGAACGCGAAAATCATGGTGGAGGCCAGCCCGGAGCTCGATCAGATGTGCGAGGTGCTGCGGGATAACATTTTCCAGCCCGCCACCAAATCCGTGTATCAGGTGCTCTCCGCGGATGCGACCACGAAACACGGCTTCCGGCCGCACGGCGCGATCTTCGATGAGTTCCACGGCCAGCCGAACCGCGATCTGTACGAAGCGATCAAGAAATCGATGGTGAAGCGGCGCCAGCCGCTCCTGCTGCTGGTCACGCACGCCGGGATGGATGATGAGTCGATCTGCTTCGAAGAGTACGAGTACGCCAAAAAGGTACTGAGCGGCACCACGCCCGATCCCACGTGTCTGCCGGTGATCTTCGAAATGCAGGACACGGAGGACTGGACGGCGCCGCGCACCTGGGCGCGCGTGAATCCCGGCCACGGGATCACGGTCCAGCCGCAGGCGATCGCGGCGGAGTGCCTCGAGGCCGTGGCGGAGCCGCGCAAGCGGAACGATTTCCTGCGGTTTCATCTGAACCGCTGGACGAATCAGGCCACGGCCTGGATCCCGCTCGAGTGGTGGGACCGGTGCACGGCGCCGCTCCCCGACGAGGCGGAACTGCGGACGGTGCCCGTGGCCGCCGCGCTCGATCTGGCGCAAAAGTACGATCTCGCGGCCTGCGTGCTCACGTTCCGGCTGCCGATGGCGGAGCCGCTGCCGGTGGAGCTCGCGGTGGACACGGAGACGGCCACGCCGGCGCGCCGCCTGGTGCAGCTGAACTACCGGATCGTGATCCTCCCGTTCTTCTGGATCCCGCAGGACACGATGCGCGAACACGAAAAACTGGATGGCGTGCCGTACAGCCTCTGGGCCGAGCAGGGGCTCGTGACGGCCACCGAGGGCGGCGTGATCGACTACACGCGGATCTATCGGGACATCACAGAAAAGATCGTGCCGCGGTTTCCACTACTCAAGCAGGCCACGCTCGGCTACGATCCCGCGTTCGCCACCGACTTGGCCACGCAGCTGCGCGATCGCGCCGGGCTGAAAGTGGCGGAGGTGCTGCAGAATTATTCGCACCTGTCCGAACCCTCCCAGGTATTCGAGGCGCTCACGAAGGCCGGGCGCGTGGCGCATGGCGGCCACCGCATCCTGCGCAATCACGTGGAAAACGTGGCGATCAAAACGGATCAGGCCGGGCGGATCCGGCCGGTGCGCCCACGGAAATCCGGCAAGCGGATCGATGGCGTGGTGGCGGCGATCATGGCGCTGAAGATGCTGGCGGCCACGGCCGGGCCGGCGCCGCGGTACTCCGTGTTCGTGATGGGCGGTCCGGGATGATCACGCGAGACTCAATGTACGTGCTCGATGCGACGGCTGGGCGCGCGCCGAACCGCGGCGGCCGGCCAAAAGTGGAGGCGCCGCGCGTGCCCGTGTCCAGCCGCGTGACGCCGGCCGAATATGACCGGCTCGCGCAGGCCGCGCGCGCCCGCGGCGTGTCGGTGGCCGCGTTTGTGCGCGCCACGCTCCGCGCGGCGCTCCGGCGGTGAGCGCCCGCGTGATCTGGGCCATCGGGATGCTCGCGCTCGGCTGGACGGTCGGGAGTCTCGTGGGCGTGGCCCTTGGCCTGTGGCGCGAACGCAAGTGAGGTTTTCGTATTAATCAACCGGCGGCCGCCCGCGGCCTTGCTACCGTGGGTGGCCCATGCTCCACCGCGCGTACAGCCTAATCACGGTGAAGTCGTTCGATCCCACGCTCCGCACGCTGGAGGGGATCGCGTCCACGCCCACGCCCGATCGCATGGGCGATGTGATCGAACCGCTCGGGGCCACGTTCGCGGCCGATCTCCCGCTCCTCCTGTTTCATGACACACGCCAGCCCATCGGCCGCGTGGCGCTCGAGGCGCCCACGGCGGAGGGGATCGCGTTCCGCGCCACGCTGCCGGACATCCAGGCGCCCGGTAAGCTGCGCGATCGGATCGAGGAGGCGTGGGAGTCGGTGAAGGCGGGCCTGATCCGCGGCGTGTCGATCGGGTTCCGCCCGCTGGACAACGGGATCAAGGCGTTGAAAACCGGCGGGCTACATTTCACCAAAACCGAAATTCTGGAGCTCTCCCTGGTGGCAGTGCCCGCCAATGCGGAGGCCCGGATCGACACGATCAAAGCGATCGACCTTTCCTATCGAAACCGGAGGGCCACGGCCATGAACGCGCAGCAAACGACGGGCGAACAGATCACGGGATTCACCGGGATGCGTACGGCGAAGGCCGCGCGGATGGCCGAACTGATGCAGACGGCCAGCGCCGCGGGCGTCACGCTCGACGATCCGCAATCGGCAGAGTATGACGCGCTCCAGGCGGAGGTGGAGAGCCTGGACAAACATCTGGCGCGCCTCTCCACGCTGGAGTCCACCAACCGCGCGGCCGCGGTCCCGGCGCAGGGCAACTCCACGCAGGCCGCCGCGGCCAGCCGCACGGGATCCACGCAGATCTTCGTGCGCGACAACTTGCCGCCGGGGATCGAGTTCGCCCGCGCCGTGATGTGCAAACTGATCGCCTTTCAGAATCAGTTTCAGATGTCGGCCGTGGCCGTGGCGAAGTCGCGCTATCCCGACAATCACCGCGTGATCCAGTACCTCGAGCGCGCGGCCGTGGCGGCCGGCAACACGACGGATCCGAGCTGGGCGGGCGCGCTGGTCGATCCCACGAACCTGGCCGCGGATTTTCTCGCCTGGGTCCGGCCGCAAACGATCATCGGGCAATTCGGCACGGGCGCGATCCCGTCCCTGCGGCGGGTGCCGTTCAACGTGGCGATCGCGGGGCAAACCTCCGGCGGCCTGGGCTACTGGGTCGGGCAGGGGAAGGCCAAGCCGCTCACGAAATACGATTTCGATCGGCAGGTGCTCCCCTGGACGAAGGTGGCCGCGATCAGCGTGATCACGGAGGAGCTCGCGCGGTTTTCGTCGCCATCGGCGGAGCAGCTGGTGCGCGACAGCCTGCGCGATTCCGTGGTGGAGCGCCTGGACATCGATTTCGTGGATCCGGCGCACGCGGCCACGGTCAACGTGTCGCCCGCCTCGATCACCAACGGCGTCACCCCGATCGCGAGCAGCGGCGGCACGGCGGATGACATCCGCGATGATCTGGCGGCCTTGATCGCGGCGTTCGTGGCGACCAATCAGAACGTGGCCAGCCTGGTGCTGATCACGCCCAACACGGTGGCGCTCGCGCTCTCCCTGATGCGCAACAGCCTGGGCGGCCGGGAGTTCGACGGGATCGGCGTGAAGGGCGGGACGCTCGAGGGAATCCCCGTGATCGCGTCGCAGTACGCGCACACGGCGGCCGCGGGGAACATGCTGATCGCGGCGAACGCCTCGATGATCGGCCTCGCGGATGACGACGTGGTGACGGTGGAGGCCAGCCGGGAGGCGTCGCTCGAGATGAGCGATGCGCCGGTGGGCACGGCCGACGGCACGCAGGCGGCCGTGGCGCTCGTGTCGATGTGGCAGACGAACTCGATCGCGCTCCGCGCGGAACGGTTCATCAACTGGAAGAAACTCCGCGGCGGCGCGGTCAGCTTCATCAACCACATCACCTGGGGCGGCGCGGGATCGTAAGCGGATGCCGCGCAGGGTGATGGTTGGGGCGGTGGCGCCGTTCGACTACGAAGGGCGCCACGTGGAGATCGGGGAGGTCGTGGCGATGTGGCCGCTCGATGCGGCGGCCGCCAAGCGCGCCGGCCTCGTGACCCTCACGCGGCCGGCGCGTCCCCAGCCGCCGGCCGCACCGCTACCGGCGCCGGAGAAACGCCGGTACCGGCGGCGCGATCTGCAGCCGGAACCGTGACACGGAGGGGTGATGGCGTGGTGGCAGACACTCCGGCGGCGCGCGTTCGCCCGCCCGGCCGCCCGCGGCGCCGGGCTTGCGACGGTGCCCACGAGTACGGGCGGCCTGGGCCGCGGCGGTTGGTGGCCGATCGTGCGCGAGCCGTTCGTGGGCGCCTGGCAGCAGAACGCGCCGGCCACCGCCGAAACGGTCCTGGCGCACGCGGCCGTGTACGCCTGCGTGACGCTCATCGCCTCCGACATCGGCAAGCTGCGCGTGAAGCTCGTGGCCCAGGATGCGGATGGCATCTGGCAGGAGATCGAGAACACCGCGCATAGTCCGGTCCTGCGCAAACCGAACCGCTACCAGCACCGCATCAAATTCTACGAACAGTGGATCGTGTCCAAACTGATCCACGGGAACACGTACGCCGTGAAGCAGCGCGATCAGCGCGGCGTGGTGACGGCGCTCTACATCCTCGATCCCACGTGCGTGGCGCCGCTCGTGGCGCCCGATGGCGCGGTGTACTACCGCGTGGGCCGCGATTTCCTCGCACAGATCGAGAGCGACGTGGTGATCCCGCAGTCCGAAATGATCCATGACGTGATGGTGCCGCTCTTCCATCCGCTCGTGGGCGTGTCGCCGATCTACGCCTGCGGCGTGGGCGCCGCCCAGGGCCTCCAAATCCAGCAGAACAGCTCGCGGTTCTTTATGAATCGCGCGGTGCCGTCCGGGATCGTCACGGCGCCCGGCCACATCGATCAGGACGTGGCCGACGAGCTGAAAGCGCGCTGGCAGGAAGCGTACGGCGGCGAGAACTACGGCCGCGTGGCCGTGCTCGGGGATGGCCTGACGTACGAAAAGATGAGTTTCAGCGCCACCGATTCCCAGCTGATCGAGCAGCTGAAGTGGACGGCGGAGAATGCGTGCACGGCGTTCCACGTGCCACCGTACCTGATCGGCGTGGGCCCAGTGCCCGCCAACAGCAGCCCGGAAACGCTGCAGATCCAGTACTACAGCCAGTGTCTCCAGAACTTGATCGAGTCGATCGAGATCCTCCTGGACGAAGGCCTCGAGATGACCACGAACGCGGCCGGCCAGCCGATCGGCACGGAGATGGATCTGGACGATCTGATCCGGATGGATACGGCCACGAAAGTGAAAGCTTCCTCGGACGCGATCAAGGGCGGCGGGATGGCGCCGAACGAAGCGCGCGCCCGGTACCTCGATCTCGGGCCCGTGCCCGGCGGCGCGATGCCGTACCTCCAGCAGCAGAACTACAGCCTGGAGGCGCTCGCGAAACGGGACGCGGGTGCGGATCCGTTTGGGCAGGCCAAGCCCGCCGCGCCACCGCCGGCCGAACCGCCGCCCGCCGATGACGCCGCGGCCGCCACGCAGGCCACCGCGGGCGCGGGGCGGTGGCTCACGCGGTTTTATGCGGAGCGGTTGGCGCCCGCCGCGCCGCTGGAGCTCCACCCATGAACGCGCAGATGGAAACGCTCCTCGAGGAGATCGCGCCCGTGCTCGAGCGCCTGGTGGTCGCCCAGGTCGCGCGTGAAGTACGCCAGGTGCTGGCGGAGCTCCGGCTCCGCGATGGGCGCGACGGCCAGCCAGGCGTCCCCGGGCCCGCGGGCGCCCTGGGCGAACCGGGCGCCGCTGGGCGCGATGGCCGCGACGGGCAGGACGGCACGCTCGAGGGCGTGACGTGCGCGCTCGAGGATCGCGCGCTGATCCTGCGGCGCGCGGATGGCACGGAGCTGGGCCGGTGCGTGCTGCCGATCATGATCGATCGCGGCCAGTACCGCGCCGGCGAGACGTATGCCCAGGGCGATGCGGTGACGTACGCCGGATCCCTCTGGATCGCCCAGGCGGAGACGGACAGCAAACCGATCGAGGGCGGCACGCCGTGGCGCCTGGCCGTGAAGCGCGGCGAGAAAGGCCCGGCCGGTTCGAAGGGGGAGCGCGGGCCCACGGGCGACAAGGGCGCGCAGGGACTCCCGGGCGGGCGGTACTGATGAGTACGCAGCTGGTGACCTACGCCCAGGCCCACGCGCATCTGCGGCTCCCGGATGATCGGGAGCAGGTGGCCGTGGAGGAGAAGACGCAGCAGGCCACGGCGATGGTGCTGATCTTTCTGGATCGGCGGGTGAACGACTGGACGACGGCCACCGATCCCGCCGTCGATTTGGACTTCGCGGTGGTCCAGGCCGCGATCCTGGAAACCCTGGGCGATCTCTGGCGCTTCCGTGGGGATGACGCCGATCTGAAACCGGAGGATCCGGCCGCGGGCGCGTATCTGCGTCCGAACGTGCGGCGGAAACTCCATCCCCTGCGGAGGCCGGCCCTTGCCTGAACCGATCGCCCGCCGCTGGCCGGACGAGACGATCGTGTGCGCGGCCAGCGGGCCCACGCTCACGGCGGAAGATCTGGCGTACGCCCGCCGCCGCGCCCACGTGGTGGCGGTCAGTGACGCGGTGCGCCTCGCGCCCTGGGCGCCCGTGCTCTACTCCTCCGATCGGCGCTGGTGGCACTACTACGCCGGCGCGCCGGAGTTTCGCGGCCACAAGGTGGGCGTGGGCTGGAAGCTGGGCGACAGCAGCCCGATCCCGCGCGCGCCCGGGATCCACGTGCTCGAGCACACCGGGCCGGAGGGCCTCGAGCTCGTATCCACGGGCCTGCGCACCGGCGGCCATTCCGGCTATGCGGCGATCAACCTGGCCGTGCACCTGGGCGCCCGGCGGATCGTGCTGCTCGGCTACACGTGCGGCCGCGTGGGCGGCGCCTCGCATTTCTTCGGGCGCCATCCCAGCGGCCTCGAGGAGAGCACCGACCAGCACTATGCGGCGTTCCGGCGCGCGTATGACGCGCTCGTGGCGCCGCTGGCCGAGCTCGGCGTGGCGGTGATCAATGCCACGCCGGGCTCCACAATCACCGCGTTTCCGTGCGCGCCGCTCATGGCCGCGTTCCGGGAGGCCGCATGATCACCGTGGTCTGCTGGCGGTGGCGCGCGCCGTGGCGGTACCGCTCCACGTACGCGCCCGCCACCGTGTACGCGCTCCAGCGGATGGTGGCGCGGCACTACCCGCGGCCGCACCGGTTCGTGTGCGTTACGGACGATCCGCGCGGCCTTGATGATGTGGAAACGTTTCCGATCTGGCGGGACGGGATCGCCATTCCGCCGCCAGAGGGGTTCAAGTGGCCCAGCTGCTACGTGCGGCTGAAGGCGTTTTCTGAGGAGGCGCGCGGCTGGTTTGGGGAACGGTACGTGAGCCTCGATCTGGACACGGTGATCACCGGGGATCTGACGCCGCTCTTCGATCGGCCGGAGCCGTTCGTGATCTGGAACGAAACCGACTGGCCGGAGACGCAGCACTACAACGCCTCGATTTGGCTGCACACGCCCGGCACGCGCACGCAGATCTGGGAGACGTTCGATCCGAAACGCTCCCCGCGCGAGGCGTACAAGGCCGGCGGCCGCGGCGGCGATCAGGCCTGGATCAGTTACGTGCTCGGGCCCGGCGAGGCCGTGTACACGCCGGAAGATGACGGCGTGCTGAGTTACCGGCGGCACATCGTGCCGAACGGCGGCCGGCTGCCCGCCGGCGCGCGGATGGTGAATTTCCACGGGCCCGTGGACCCTTGGAGCCCGGCCGCCCAGGCGCTCCCGTGGGTCCAGGAGCACTACGGCGTGGTGGCGGCGCCCGCGCCCCGCGGCGGCGCGGCGCTCCCGCCGCGGCCGCCCTCGGAGGCCCACCGATGAGGCTCCGGCAGACGCGCGGCGGCGCCGGCGCGGGGGCGCGCGATCGCTGGGTCACGATCCAGACGCGGCCGCCGGAGGCCGTGGGCCAGTCGGGCTTTCCGACCGATGCGCCCTGGAGCGACCTGGCCACGGTGGCGATGGCGCGGGAGGATGTCGAGGCGGGCGAACGGGAACGCGGCGCCCAGGAGCTGGCCGTCAGCTACACCCAGTGGGCGATGCCGTACATGCCGGAGATGGATCCGGAGCTCGTGGATGTCCAGAAACTCCGGCGGCTCGTATTTGCCGGGCGCCAGTTCGACATCATCGGCGCCTCGCCCATCGGCCGCGCGCAAGGGATCGCGATCCTCACGGAAGCGTATGGAAAAACGCCCACGGAGGCCGCGCCGTGAAACTGGGCCTGGGCGTCACCGGCGGCGAGGATCTCGCGGCACAGCTGCGGCGGCTCGGCGCGTCGGTACGGAAAAAGGCGCTGATCGGTGTGCTGAAAACGGCGGCGGTGCCGATCCAGGGGCGCGCCGCGGAGCTCGCGCCGCTCGATCCGCGCGGCCAGGTGCACATCAAGGAATCGATCCAAGTGAGCGTGGCCAATCAGATCGGATCGATGGCGGGCGGCCAGTGGGCCGCGGCCGATGAGTTCCAGGCCGCGGTGGCGGTGGGCCCGTCGCGCAAGGGGTTCTATGGGCTGTATCTGGAATACGGCACCGTCAAGATGAGCGCGCGGCCGTTTCTCCGCCCGGCGTTCGATTACGGGAGCGATCGCGCGCTGACGCTGATCCGCGAGGGCCTGTGGGAACTCCTCGAGCAGGCGAACGCCGGCGCGGGCGCGTTCGCGCGGGAGGCGAAGTGAGCGTGGCGCTGATCCAGGCGCTCCGTGATCGGCTGCTCACGCTGCCGGCGGTCACGGCGTGGACCGATCAACGGATCTATGCGCTGGAGTTTCCGCAGAGTCTCACGGCGCCGGCGATCCGGCTGCAGGAGATCGATCGCGTGTCGTCGATGCAGCTGCGCGGCGATGTGGCGATCCGCCGGGCGCGCGTCCAGATCGATGCGGTGGAAAGTGACGCGCACGGCGATCCGTATGTGGCCGCCCACGCGCTCGCGGCGGCGGTGCGCGGGGATCTCACCACGGGCGCGTCGTCGGGGCTCGTGGGCTTCCGCGGCGATCTCTCCGGCGTGCCGATCGCGGGGATTCTCGCGGGGGATCAACGGGAAGACTATGACGCGGCCACGCATCTGGTGCGCGTGTCGCAAGATCTGATTGTCTGGTTTGCGAGTTAACAGGAGGGCGTGATGGCTGATGTGACCGATACCTACTATCCCGGCGAAGCATTCACGGGCTACGGAGCCCAACTCCTCGTGGGCCAGGGCGGCGCCTCGCCCGAGGAGTACGTGGCGATCGCCGACATCGAAACGATCACCCCGGGCGAAATGTCCACCAACGTGATCGAAAAGACGCACCTCCGCTCGCCCGAAGCCCACCGCGAGAAGCTCGCGGGCTTGCGCGATTCGGGCGCGTTCGCGATCGCGGGCAACTGGCGGCCGACGCACGGCAGCCACAGCAATGCGGGCGGCGACGGCTTCACCAACGGCGGCTTGATCGCGCTCTGGCGCACGCGCGCGGAAGCGCGGTTCAAGATCGTCCTGCCGGACGGGTCGCCCGGCACCGAATGGCCCTTCCGCGGCGTCGTGACGAAGTTCCAGCCGGGCGAGATCGCCGGCGATGCCAAGGTGCCGTTCACGGCGGAGATCACCCCGCTCGGCGACTTCTCGGCCGACCTGCCCTGAGCCGGCGGGCGCCTCACCCCACTGCGAAGAAAGGGAAGTAACGCACGATGGCGAATCCACAAAAGGGCGAGCTCGATATCGACATTGCCGGCAAGACCTATCGGCTCGCCCTCGATCTGAACGCGCTCTGCGAATTCCAGGATCTGGTCTATCCGAACGATCCGGATTTCGACATGGGCGACACGATCGCGCGCATCGGGAAGGGCAACTTCATCCTGTCGCGCGCGCTGTTCTGGGCCACGCTGCGGCGGTACCACCCCGAGATGACGATCCGGGACGTGTCAGATCTCGTCTCGGGCTACGGGTACAAGCCGTGGATGGACCTGCTGCCGAAGCTCCTGGACTTCATGAATCCTGACGCGATCGACCGCGGTGTGCTGCGGGAGGCGCCCGACACCGCGGGCCCTCCCCACGCTCAGGTCGATGGGATTGGCGCGCGCTCTATGTCCAGGCGCGCGAAATCGGCCTGAGCCGGACGGAGTTCTGGGCGCTGACGCCGCGCGAGCTCTACCGCGAGTTCGCGGCCGAGAGCGCGCGGCGGCGGGATCAGGCCAATCGGGACGCGCGCCTGGCGTACCTGGGCGTGTCAATCTGGGCGCGCGCGCAGTCGAAAAACCGGCTGCCGCCGCTCGGCGATTATCTGATCCGCCGCGATCCCGCGCCCGAACCGCAGGCGGCGAAGATGGCGAAACTGCGATCGGCGCTCGAAGTCCTGAGCGCGCAAACCGGCATTCCGCTCCGCCGCGCGCGGCAGCCCGAGGGCACGATCCATGAGTAATAGTGCGGTCGTTGGCCTCCTGCGCGCGCTGCTCGTCGCCGACACGGCCGAGTTCGATGAGGCGATGAAGCGGTCGAGCGATGCGGCCGCCACCTGGTCGAAGAGTCTCAAGAAGCTCGGCGGCCAGGCGGAAGCCGTGGGCCGTACGCTGACGGCCGGCCTGACCCTCCCGCTCGTGGGCCTGGCCGCGGGCGCCTCGAAGCTCGCGATCGATTTCGAAAGCTCCTTCGCGGGTGTCCGGAAGACGGTCGATGCGACCGAGCCCGAGCTCGCGAAGCTCTCCGATCAATTCCGGAATCTGGCGAAGGCGATCCCGGTCTCCGTCAACGAGATCAACAAGCTCGCCGAGACCGCCGGCGCGCTCGGCGTCCCGACGCAGGCGATCGCCGGGTTCGTCGAAGTGATGGCGGGCCTGGGCGTGGCGACGAACCTGACGGCCGACGAGGCCGCGAACAGCATCGCGCGCATCCAGACGATCTTCGGCGCCGCCGGGAAGGACACCGATCGGTTCGCGTCCACCCTGGTCGGCCTCGGGAACGCCGGCGCCTCGACGGAAAAAGAGATCGTCGAGATGGCGCAGCGGATCTCCGGCGCGGGCCATGCGATCGGCCTAACGCAAGCGCAGGTGCTCTCGCTCTCCTCCGCGATGGCGGGCCTCGGGATCAACGCCGAAGCGGGCGGCTCCTCCATGAGCCGGATTCTCACCAAGATGAATCAGGCCGTGGCCGCCGGCGGCGACGAGCTCAAGAAGTGGGCGGCCGCCGCGAAGACGAGCGCCGCGGACTTCAAGGCCGCATTCGAGACGAGCCCGGCGGAGGCGCTGACGCGCGTCGTGGAAGGCCTGGCGCAAGCCGGCAGCAAGCAAGCCGATGTGGTGCAGGGGCTCGTGGGCAAGAACACGACACTGCTCGATACGTTCCAGCGGCTCGCGGGCGCGGGCGACAACCTGCGGAAGACGCTCGCGCTCGGCGATGCCGAATGGGAAAAGAACACGGCGCTCACCAACGAGACGGGCAAGCGGTACGAGACGGTGGCGTCTCAACTCACGATCCTCTGGAACAAGGTTCAGGACGTGGGGATCTCGCTCGGCCAGGCGCTCCTGCCCACGCTCAAGCTCGCAATGAGCGCCTTCGATGGGCTCGTGCCGATCCTCGAGAAGGTGGTCGGCGCCTTCACGGATCTCCCGGCGCCGGTCCAGGCGCTGATTATCGGGTTCGGCGCGATCGCGGCCGCCGCCGGGCCCGCGCTGATCTTGTTCGGCTCGATGGTGTCGGGGCTCTCGACGCTCGTCGGCGCGTTCAAGACGGGCGGGATCGCGGCCGTCGCCTTCTCGGAAACGATGGCGTTTCTCGCGGCCAATCCGGTGGTGCTCCTGCTCGCCGGCCTCGCCGCGCTCGGCGTGGCCATCTATGCGGTGGCGACGGCGGAGAGCGATCTGGAGAAGGAAGTCCGGACCAATGCCGCGACCTTCAAGGCGCAAACGACGGCGCTCGATCAGGCGCTCACGACGTATCACGCGCTCGCCGGTAAGCAGCAGTTGACCGCCGAGGAGACGCGGAAGCTCGACGACGCCACCCGCCTCCTGGCGGGGGCGAGCGGGCTCTCGGTCGAGGGCTTCCAGAAAGAGGCGACGAAATCGGATGAGCTGACCCGCGCGCTCGGGGAGCAGCTGAAGACCCGCCGGGATCTCCTCGCGTTCGCGATCAACGAGCAAACCGACAAGGTGCGCGCGGCGCAGGCGGCGCTGCTGGAGGCGGAGCAGAAGCGGAACACGATCCTGCAGGGCCGCGGCACCGTCGAGATTCCGGGCTCGTCCTTCGATGCCGTCGGCGGCGAGCGGCTGATGACGATCAAGGAGCAAGTGGCCGCGGAGCTCACCCTCCGGAAGGAGATCGAGGCGCTCAACAAGGCGATGGAGGCGGAGCGCGCCAAACTCGCCGCGATGACCGGCGCCAAGCAGGGCGATATTGTCCTCACGAACGCGCAAGCCGCGGCGGAAAAGAAGAAGGCCGAGGAGAAGAAGACGGCCGCCGACGAGGAGACGAAGGCCGAGACGAAGAAGCGCGAGGCGCTCGAGAAGACCGCGCGGGCCATGAGCGAGGCGGGCGTGGCGGACAAGATCGCCGAGATGAACGCCCAGATGGTGCTCGCCAACAAGTACGGCGGGATCGCGAAAGAGTCCTGGAAGAAGTACACCGACCAGATCGAGGAGTGGGTCAAGGCGGGCTACAACGTGCCGCCGCTGTTGGACGACTTCCGGCACGAACACATGGATCTGCTCGCCTCGCAGATCAAGGTCACGAACAGCACCACGGCGCTGCTCGCGCAGTTCCACAACTACGCACCCGAGATCCGGCGCGCGGGCGATGCCGTCCAGGATCTGGCGGCGAAGACGGACGCCTTCCAGAAGCTGGTCACGAATCCGGCGAATCAGACGAACCTGCTCGCGCTCATCGCGAAGACCGCGATCGATCCGAAGACCCTCTGGGCACCGCACGAGAAGGCGCTCGAAGAGGCGCGGCAGCGGACGCTCGCCTGGGCGCACACGTTCGGCCAGATGATGAGCGGGCTCTGGACCGAGATCGCCGGCGGGCTCAGCGAGATGCTCGTCCAGGGGATCGCCGGGGCGCAATCCTTCGCGGACGGGTTCGTCAACATCTGGCAAGGGATCAAGCGGAAGCTGACCAGCATCTTCAACGACATTCTGAACCTCTTCATCAACGGCCTGATCCGCGGGATGGTCGGGTACCTGATGGGGAATCAGGGCGCCTTCTCGCAAGCGTTCGCCGGCCTGGCGGGGACGGGCGCCAAG